GTGAAGGATGTGTTTTTAAGAATGCGATTAAGTTTATCGCCTTCTTCCTGGAGTTGTTGCTTCGTTTTGATGGTTTTCACAGCCGCTTCGACTTCGGTTTGTTCCACCGACAGGCAGACATCCAGGGCAAAAGCCTGCGCCTCAAGTTCCCTGGTCACTCCCTTGATAGCGTTGGCCCGCTGTCGATCCGAGATGGTCTGCTTATCGATCATCTCCTGGCGACGATACAGTTCGTTGATCCGCTCGATGTCTTGCTGCGCCCGCTGTTTCTCTGCCTCGGCGACCGCCTCAACCTTCTTCTTCTCGGATTCCAGCTGGCGCTCAACCTGCGCGTGCATCTCGATTCGGTCACGCCACGCCTGCCCGTAGCGATCTCGACTCTCCTGCATCGAGGCGTCCATGTCCCGCTCGGCGCGTGCGTACGCCTCGGCGCGGTCTCGGATCGCCTTGCCCTCAGCGAGTTTGGCTTCCTCGATCGCCTTCATCCGCTCACGAACGGCGTCCGTTCCCGCCTCAAGAGCCTTGCGAGTCTCAGCCTCGTTCTGGACCCGTTCAGAGGCCGAACGCTCCTCCAGTTTGCGGAGGGCCTCCTGGAGTTCCGCCTGATCCCTCAGATGCTGCTCCATCGCAGCATTCTCAGCCGCAGACTGCTCGGCCGCCGCCATTTGCTTGAGACTGGCGTTGTATCGCTGCAACTCCCGGTCGGCCGCGGCGTAGGCGTCGATCCGCAACCGTTGAGCCGCTCCGGCCGCCTCCGCTGCCTGGGTTTCTGCCTTCTCGACTTCCTTGATCAGTTTCCCGAGTTCGCGATACTCAGCGGTGAGTTCTCTGGTTGAAGCCTGAAATTCCAGGATGGACGCGTTCCCTTCAAGAAACGCGTCCCTCAGTGCCTGGCCTGAACGCTCGAATTCCCCCTTAAGGTCATTGATCCGGGCTTTCACTTCGTCGATCGCCTCGGTGCCCTGCTTTTGCAAGACAAGGACGAGCCGTTGACGGAGTTCATCGTTCAAAGCCATCGGAGACCTCCAAGGGGGAATCCCAGGATCAGGACGGGTAAGTCATCGTGAGGTCTGTGTTCAGCGCCGGGTCAATCCGGTTCCGAATCACGGCGGTTTGCTCGAAGTCGCCGCTGAGAGGTCGATTGTTGGTCAACGACTGGACATAGTTCCGGGTGTTCAAGTCGATCTTGAGGTTATCGGTTCCGTTGTTGTAGTTGTATTCAACAGACAGAGCCGTTTGAGCCTCAAACGCATCCCGCAGATCGTTGTTCTTTTCGAGCAAACTCACCGTCAACGTGGTCTGCCGCTCACGCCACTTGGACCGAGCCGGATAGCGGTTCTCGTCCCAACGCTGCTGGATCGTGTTGGTGATCGACAGGTTGAGCGAGGAGTAATTGGTGATCGAACTTGCGATCAGAAGTGTTCCTGCCGAGTCCTGGAATACATAGGGGTTCTGGTCCGGATAGTCCGTCGACAACGGCTCCGAAAAATCGGTGGACGAGATCGTGGTTCGCTTCTGCGCCACGATGTCCGAGTCGGCCATGACGAGAACGCCCTGGCCGTTGTTGTTCGAGTTCACGTCGATCTTGGCGATCTGGCAACCCAGGAATCGCTCGTAGGTCGGCGTGCAACTTCCATCCTCAAGCAGATGGATGTAGTCGAGCGTGAACGAGTCGAGCGCCCGGCACGCGCCTGAGGACAGTTTCGTGGCCAGTTCCAGGAGGAGTTTGCACTGGCTCGGGTAGAGAAAGGTCGAGAGTTTGCCCGAGGTCTCGCTTTGAGCAGTCCCCTGGCGAACGGCCCGACCATCGTAGGCGGCATTGCGGACTTCCCAGATGCGCGGCTTCATCTGAAGCGTCATCGGGTTGTCCTGGCTCAAGATGATGGTCGCCTTGTCAGCGGCCAGCGCAGAGCCATTGAACGTGCCGAAAGTGGATTCCCGAGTGATCCTCACGGCCTGACGAACACCAGCCATTTCACGACTCCTTGGTCTTCATCAAGACCGCTTGAGAAACGGAATCATCACCACACCGCTCCCATACCGGCCGATCACCTGACGGTTGAGGTCGGCAAGGTCGCGAATCGCGTCCTGCTCCACGTACACGTCGATGGCACCACGGTTCCCACCGATCGTTTGCAGATACTTGAAAACCGTGGTTTCACCAAACTTTGCGTCCTTCTTGAACGTGTCCTCGATTGCCCCCCAGAGGTTCTCGAAGTCGTCCCAGTTGGTCCCTGGAGTGGCAATCTCGACGTAGATTGCGTACCCGTGCATCCGCTCTTGCTGCGCGACCTGAGTCATCACAGTTGAATAGGGGCGGATACGAACCCAGGGGAGCAGGCTCGGCGAGTAAGGCAGTTTGTCAGTTTCGCTGCCATCGCCGATTTGCCAGCATTTGACCACCTTCAGAACAGGGTTCTCCTGAAGGATTTTAATCGCGGCATGCCGCACCTTGACGCGGAGGTCGGTCGGAAGACTGGGGAGTTGAACGGGCATCAGTTTCCTCGAATCTTTCCGGCCGCCCAATCGCGGAACATCTGCTCAATCCGGTCCCTGGCGGACGGGCGAATCCCGACGATGTTTCGGGAAGGAACCGCATTTCCGCCCCTGGAAACATACCCCGTAGAGTGAATGCTGATAAACGGAGTCGTCGGCCACGAGCCTGTGATGATGTAGGCGTCCTCGCTCGCGTTGGAGACCTCGGTGGTGAAGTCTCGGATCGACCGAGAGGCCGTTGAGTTCGGGATGAGCGGATCGGCATCAGGGTTTCCCCGGCGAGTCTTCCGCGTGATCTCCTTCACCGGAGCCAGAGCGTTCCCGTCGACATCGACACCTTCAAGCCGCGCGGCGGTATTGTCCTGCTCCAGAAACTCGGCGATTTCCTGAGCGAGTGGCCCCATGTCGAGCGATTGCTGGAACTCATCGAGGTCCAGAACCAAATCGTCCATGTTGGCGCCAGCGATAATGGCTTGGAGCATGACTTACTCCAGGAAGGTGATATCGACGTCGATGATGGCGTCTTCAGTGCTGTCCCCGTCCATGTCCATGTACGCCTGCCAAGTCGACCACAAAGAGGTGGCTTTCGCCTCGCCCTTCTCGCCGAACGTCACGTAGGGGTTGATCCTCGGATCGTTGGTGATCTCATGCCCGAGGATCTTGGCGAGCGCCATCCTCGCGATGATCTCCTTGGCGATCGGGTCGAGGGTCAACCGGTTGGCATCGAGCGCGGCCCGGAGAACCGTCTTGCTCGGGACCACCCGAGAGCGATCGGGGACGTCGTACCCGTGGACCGGATGGTACGTCGTGCCTCGGAACCTTGCGAACCCAGGACGCCCGAGGTATCGGTCGACAATCGCCTGCCGGAAGTTTTCGGTGGCGGCCACGCGCTCTTCGAGGAAGCCGGACTGACTGCTCCCGGAGGCCAGCATCTGGTCCGCAGCTGGGAAGTAGCCTTTCAGTTCGTCGGCCGTGATCCACGAGGACTTGGCCGCCGTGCTGCCGGCCGTCGGCTCAATGCGGAGGATGGCCGGTTCGTCGCTGATGATCGCCCGGCGAACCCCGTCCTTGGTCGCGTAGGCCTGGAAGAAGTAGTCTCCGGGCTCCAGAGCCGTGGTGTTGGCCACGGAGAACCGAACCACGAAGTTCGGAGTCGGAGGCGTCCCGTCGATGAACACCGAAGGACTGATGACCGGGGAGACGTTGTCCCCGATCCAGACTTCCGCGCTGAGGTTGTACGTCCCATCAAGCAAAAAGTCGGCGCCCGAGTAGGCGTCGACCACCTTGAGCGGGAAATCCCGGTCGGTGCCACGGGGGATCGAGAACACGTTAGCCATCGGCGTCCCTCCGGGTTGATTTGAGCGGTTGCTTCCGGATCACGGCCACCGATGGGTTCCGATAGACCGATTCGAGGTTCGTCTTCCGCAGTTGGTCGCCGCTGCCGGCCGGGGGAACCACGGTCAACGCCGCGACCGCCACGAAGTTCAAAGAGCCAGTCGCCGAGAGGTTCGTGTTCGGTGCGACGGACGTGAATGAGGCGGACCCGTTGAACTGGATTCCGCCCGAGATCGCCATGCCCCCCGCTGGACCCACCGAGTTGAACGCCGCAGAGCCCGCGAAGGACAGGCCGGCATTCACCGAGAGATTGGCGTTCGGCGGAGCCGCGGTGAATGTGGCCGAGGCACCAAACGCAATCCCGCCACCAACGGAGAGCGTCCCCGAGGGGGAACTTGCCGTGAACGTGGCCGCCGCAGTAAATGCGATCCCGCCGTTGACGGAGAGGTTCGCGTTCGGAACCGTGTTCGAGAAGGTCGCCGATCCAGCAAAAGCGAGCCCAGCATTCACCGACAGGTTGGCGTTGGGAGCCACGCTGTTGAACGTGGCCGCCGCGGTAAACGCAATCCCGCCGTTCACCGTCAACGATCCGCCAGGAGCCACGGAGTCAAACGTTGAGGCCGCCGTGAACTGGATGCCGCCGTTCACCGTCAGACTGCCGGCCGGCGGCGCCGCCGTGAACGTGGCGCTGGCCGTGAAACTCAGTCCACCAGTGACCGAGAGGTTCGTGTTCGGGGGAACGGTCGAGAACGTCGCGCTCGGGGTGAAGACGATGCCGGCGTTCATCGACAGGTTCGAGTTGGGCGGGACCGTGCTGAAGGTTCCGCTGCCGGTGAACGACAGGGAGCCGCTCGCCGAGAGGGTCGAGGCGCTTCCGCCGAAGAGCACGGAAACCCGAGGCGACTGAGCCACCAAGAGGAACGGACGCGACTGGATCTCGGCGATCAGGTTGAGCGGCAGGACGTAATCCCAGATTCCGAACCAGTCAATCGACCCGTTCATGGCTTGCGAGCCAGCGTCAGATCCGACAGTCCAGTTGGCGGAGGATGTTGGAATCGATCCCCAGGCGCCAAGAGTAGCCGACGCCGTTACGACCCCGTTTCGAATGATTTGACTTGCTTTTGAGGACTGATGATAAGTGATTGCATAGGTATACTGCTCTCCAGCGACAACAGTCCTGTTTTCCTGGATCAGATTACCGCCCGAGCCGTTTGATAGTGCGAATCTCACGCCGACATTCGGCCCAAGCACGTCAATCCGGATCTCGTTACCCTTATTAAAAAAGTACCAGTTGACCCAGTTGGGGACCGACAGGATATTGTATGACCATATAACAGTCATTCCGGTCGCGGCCGAAAGGTCCAGAATTCCTGGATTTCCGAGCGCGATGTAGGCCGTGCCTGCAGAATCAAACTTGACTGATGGCCGTCCCCAGCGGCGTCCTGGCGTCCAGACCGGCGAGTTCGTGAACGTCCCCTGAATGCCTCGGACGACGTCTGTGACCGTCGTACCGTGAGCCTCGTTGAACAGAAACAGCGAACGGAGGCCGATCCGCCCCGGATGGGACTGATTGAGCCTCGCGCCAAACGCCGGTTTTGTCCGCCCGTCCGAGGACAAAATCACGAGACTTTTTCCAGGGTGTACAGGAGCCCAACGTTGGTCAAGGACGCGCCGATTGCGTTGTTCTTGATGTCGCCAGTGACGTATCGATCGACGTCAAAGACTCCAAGTTCGATCTTGTTCCCGGTTCCGTTGACTGGAGTGATCGAGATATCAAACGTCGGCTTTACGTAGGCTTGGGTCGTGTCGCGACGGTTGTTGATGCGGACGTCGATCGTGCCGACAGCGGCGCTGGAGTCATAGCAAAGGTAGACCCGGATTCGGAGCAGGCAATCGTCCGCTGAACCGAGGTCTTTCTCGCTGCCCGTGCTGGTGGCGTTGTTGGCGATCGTGACAAGACCAGTGGTCTCATTGGTCCCGATCAACCCGCCTCTGGATCTTGCAATCGCCATGTTACGCCAGGGCCTCCTCGATGAAGGTCAGGTAGCAGGTGCCCGTGGAGGAGTGGCCGTCGGCATGGACGATCGGGACATTTCCGAGGCCGGCGATTTGCTGGAATGGCGTGTCGCCAGTCACGAACTCGGTCCAAGTCGGATCGTCGACCGTCTGGCCGAGAAGCGTTCGAAGGTTGGCCGCCTCGGTGGGCTCGATCAGCGAGCCAGTAATGAAGTTCAGGCCGTTTGCCAGTTCCACTCGGCTATCGGCCTTGATGTACCTGATCATCTCTGGCATGTATCCGCTCTGAGCGAGTTTCTCCCGGGATGCGGCGGAGAGCATGTTGGTGATCGCCGTCTGGTAGGTCGCCAGATGCGGATGCACCTTCTTTGGTTTTGGATTCGGAACCTGGCTGGGAGCGTTCACCAGTTCGAGCTTTTCGGCGTTGCTCTTGCCCTGGTAAATGGGCTTGGCCAGTTCGGTCTTCAGATCCAGAACCTGTTGAGGAGAGAGCAAGCCCATTTCCGCCTCCAATCAGGCCACCGAGAGGGTTCCGCTGGTCAACGTCGTGGTCCCGCTGAGAACCACCGGTCCAATCGTGAACTCACCGCTGGTGAAGGTCACAACAACCGTGTTGTCCGACTTCAGGAGTTTCACGGCGTCGGCCGTTCCTGATGCGTCGTTGCTGCTATCCGCGGTCCCGGTGAAAGTCACCGACCCGGACGCCGGGGTTCCGAAACTGAGGCTGGTCAGTTCGGCAAGGACAGTGGCGCCCTGAAAAACTCGAATCTTGCCACTCGCGCCGATCTGGCTGATCAACGTCGAGAGCAACGCATTCTTCGTTGCCGTGTCATTCACATTCGCCATCGGCGTGCCCTCGAATAACCAGAGTCATTGGTGGGAGAACGTCTTCAAATTCAGGCAATCTGGGAAGACATGAACCGGATTCAATGTATCCAAACGCAAAACCTTGAACGCCAGTCACGGAGTATTTCACAGCCAATTCTTTGTCCAATGCGTCACACATCGCCTTGAGCCGCTTCTCGAACCGAAGGAGAGCGTCCTTGTCGGCTCCGAACGACTTCTCGACTTCATCCCAGTTGAGGATGATCTGATCGATCAGGTCTCGCTTTGCTGCCAGCAAAACCCTTTCGACAGCATTTGCCGTAAGGGAGGAGACGTCGGAATCCACCAGCGTCAGAGGGTTTGCGGCCTGATAGCCAACCTCGGGAAGCGCACGAATCAGCGGAGCCCGGAGGTCGTAGTTCGAACCGTTGACGGTGATACCGTCGAGCCCGGCGAGCGCCAGGATGCGTCCGAACTTGCCTCTGGTGATCAGTTCGCTTTCGAGATTGGCGATCGTGACTGACATCGTTACGCCTCAGCCTTCGCGGGTTTCGGGGCTACCGGAGCCGGGGGCGGGGTCGCTGCCTTCACAGGAGCGGGAGGAGTGGCCACGGTCGAAGGAGTGATCGTCGCGAGTCGTGCCTGAAGGGCCTCGATCTCGGACTTCAGTTTGGCCGCAGCCTCTGCCTTCTCTTCCTCGGTCTGGGCGATGACTTCCTCGCCTGGAAGTTGACTGATGTGCGTCAGGATCTGGCCGTTGTGCAGGACAGAGCCACCGCCGTTGATCACATCAACCATTTGCTGACGAGTGAGCATGAAAGATCCTCGAATCAAAAAGGAAAACCAGGGGCGCCCCGAAGGACGCCCCTAGTTCAAGGATGGATTAGCCGGGGTAGGACTGAACGACCGTGATTTCGTCGGTCAGCGTCCCGATGTTGAGGGTTGCGGCGCACGCCCGCTTCTTGGCGCGGGGGAAACTGTTGGTGGCGGCCCAGATCGTCATGCCTGGCGGGTTGAACGAACCCTCCATCGTGGCGTAGCTGATCGGGCCTCGCATCGAACTCGGGAGGCTTCCGATCACGGGGGAGTTGGGCATCATCCCCATGAGCGAGGCTTCAACCACCGGCGCTTCGCCGATGTCCCAGCACATCCGGTTGCCGTCGTTGTTGGCATCCGTGAGGATGACCGTCCCGATCGGCTGGAAGCGAGCGGACTGGATCAGGCCGTTCTCGTCTTCGTAGTCGTAGCGTTCGTCGGAGAACTCGATCGTGAGCCCCAGGGTCATCTCGGCCAGACCCTTCCACCGGGCGTAGTCGTAGTTATTCACCGAGGCGATGGTCAGTTGCGGCGGAATCCAGGTCTTCGCATAAGTCTGGAACTTCGCGCACTGGATCAACTGCCGGAACGCCTGGATCGACATCGTGGCTCGGTTCAGATCAAGCCCGTACTTTCGCAGGGCAATCTGCTTGAGCGAGAGGATGTCGGTGACAGGGTCTGCGTTGACAAGGTCGGTCCATGGGTTCGACGGAGTCACCTTGAGATCAGAGGGGCGCCCCCACCCGGCGCTGAACTTGATCCCGAGGTTGTCGTAGGTGAACGAGGCGTCCAGAAGCATGGCAATCGCCATCGCCTCTTCACGCCACGTCATTCCGGTCATCAGGTCGCGTTCGGTGTTGATCAGGATGGTGTCGACCGCGCCGTAGGTGGTCCCCTGGCTACTCACGATCCGGAGGTTCATCATCTCATCGAGGTCTTCCTCGGTGAAATGCGCCCCGTGCTTGATCTTGGTGCTGGTGGTCGAGACCGTCTGGATTCGACCCGCGCGGAAGGTCGAGGCTTCGCTGTTGATCGCCACGATCGGAGCGATCACGGTGTTCCCGTAGTATTCCCCGTAGAGATCGCCCTTGTTGACGTCCGTTCGAGGGATTCGCTTGATCCACTTGGTCTCATTGAGCGTGAGACGCAAGTCCTTGAGTTCGTCCACGATGGTCGTGAGACGAGCGGCCATGAATGGGTTCAACTGTCCGGGCATGACTGACCTTTCTTTTTGAATGCCGGGCTGTCATGCCCGCGACTGGAAGAATGCCCCGGTTGCCCAGGGCGGTTCAAACGACGACGATTGGTCAGACCACGCCGTTCCCGGCGTAGCGAAGCATCGGGAACAGGGTTTCGAGGTTGCTGAACGTCGGACCGTTGGCGAGCGAGGCGCTGCCGGTGGTCGCGATGAGCCGATTGCGCCAGAAGATCCCGCCTTCAACCGCACCGATCAGCGTGTGATCCGTGATGTCGAGCCCGAGGTTGTCCTTCTCGAACACCGTCTTCTCCACGATCACGGCGTTGCCACGAGTCAGGGTCTGGCGGCCGTCGGTGGCGGCAGGGTCGTAGGGGCCCCACTTCTTCGTGAGCGAGCCCGAGCGGGTCTCGGCGAGAGTGGCCGTGCCACCGGTGAGGCTTCCGACCCCAAGAGTGACCGTGACGTCGCCGAGCGAAGCGGCGAAGGTGATCACAAACGGGCCAGTGCCAGTGACCGTCGCGTTGCCGGCTCCAACCGTAGACAGAGCCACGAGCGCGGCCTGGATAGCAGCGGCATTGGCGTTGAAGGCCAGAGCCGTGGTGGCTACGCCGTTGACACTGATCGTGTAGGTGCCACCGGAGGCCGTGATGGTGACGGTGTCGATTTCGCCACCAGTGACCTGAGTCAGAACCTGCCCGTAGCGGAGGCTCTTGGTCCCCGAGAGTCGGCGAGAGCCGTCGGGGTCGACCACGTCCGAACCGAGAGCCGAAACCAGGCTCCAGTCGAGCGTGATGCCATGGGGATGCCAGAGAGCGCCCTTCAAACTGGCCAGAACGGAGGTTGCTTTGACGGTCTGCCCCGTCACCTGATTACGCCCGAACGGCATGTTTTTCCCTTTCTATCGATGACGTAGGATTCCGCCAGCAATCACGATTTGACAGCAATTTGAATCAGGACATCGCCTTCTTGGTCGCCGCGCGGAGTTTACTGAGGTCGTTGGCGGCATCCTCGTCGGCGCTCGGCGAGTCGGGAGAGATCAGGCTGAACGCCTGCTTGACCCCGGGATTGCTCGCGACCAGATCGGTCGTCAGCTTGTGCTTGGGCCGCGCACCGGTGAGAGCCGTGAACATCGCCAGCCGGTTGCCGGTCTTGAGCGGGTTCGCGCGATCGTCGGTGGCCAGTTGGAGGTACAACCGCTGATAGTGGTCCTTCTCCGCTGGCAAGATCGAATTGCCAGCAACCAGAGCGGTCGCGAATCGCTCGGCTTCCAATCGGTCGCGTTCAGCGGCCTCGGCGGCCTCGCGTTCGGAGCGTTCGGCGGCCTCGCGGTTCAGACGCTCGTTCTCGGCTCGGAGTCGGGCGAGTTCTCCCGACGCGTCGGTCTCCTGGACGGACAGTCGAGTCGCAACCCGGGCCGGAGCCAGCGTTCGTGGACCGAATTCCGCACCGTCGAGGTCTTCGACGTCATCGATCTCGACCGTCTGGTTCGGATTCTGGCGAAAGGCGTTCATCAGACTGGCGAGAGAGACTCGCATTCCGAACTCCTTCTGGGGTTTGAAGATCCCCGGATAAGCCTTGGAAAACTGGACCTGGAGACTTCGGGAAAGGTTCTGGGATCGAGCAAGATCCCTCGCCTTCCGGAATCCTGCTCCGGGGATCGCCCCGTCATACACCGCCGAGACTTCGTTCGCCGTGGCGTCCATGATCGAATAGGTGCAACACCCAGTATCGACACCACGGGCTTTCTGCGCGTTGATCTGATCCTTGTTCATCTTCCGGGTGGACCCAGGGACGTGAGGGCAGATGTAATTTCCGTCCTGATCGACCCCGTAAAGATCCTGCTGGCAGACGTCGCACTTCTTCCACCCGCCATAGAGCCCGAGGGAGACATCGAACATCGTCCCGCCGTTGATTCCGGCGTGAATGGCATCGGTGGATGGTCCGTTGGCTCCGTTGGGCATCTCTCCCCGGAGCATATAGACCCCAAGGATTGCTGCCTTGTGGGAATTGCCAGCATCGTCCCGAACGGTCTGGAGTTGACCGACGAACGTCCGGCCAAACGGCAGTTCTGAGGGAGTCGAGACGTCTCCGGTTCGATGCGAGTTCATGAAGGCAAAGCCATCGGCGGCGCACTTCACGATTCGCTTGAGCGTGCTCGGGTCCAGGAAGGCATGGCGATCGTCGATGTATCGCGTGCTCCCGGCTTCCATGTAGTGAATGTACACCTGATCCGATGAAAGGGTGCCTGGAATCTTGGAGTTGATCAGTTCCAGGGCCGCTTCATCGTCTTTCGGCAGAGCGCCGGAGGCTGTGACAACCCTGAGTTGATCCGCGCGGAGGAACCGGAGCGGGGTCGTCTCCACGTTTCCGCGAAGTCCCGCCAGCCGATTCCGCCGTTTGCATTTGTCGCGATCAAGGTTCAGGGTGTTCACGAATTCGGGTCCTGTGGATTGGGGTCGGTCCCGGTGTCCTCCTGGGGATCTTCGGGATCGTCGGGGGTTCCGGGAGCCATCGATTGCGGTCCGACTCGGACGGCGCCGGCCTCGCGAATCGGCAGACCAAGGCGAGCGTCGGTCTCGGCAAGCTGGCCCTCGGTGAAGTAACTGCTCTGGAACAACGCAGCAATCGCAGCCGCAGCTTTCGCGAAATCCTGATGCTCGACTTCCCCGAGACTCACGTTCGGAGTCAGTCGGTCGGCGACCTCATCCCCCCAGTTTGCCTCAACCAATGGATGGTATACCGAGGCGTCAAGCATCGCGCAGAGCCAGAGGCGAATGAACCGGACGAAGACCCCAAGGATGTCCTGCCCGGTCTGGGAGTCCGCTTTCGAGCCAAACCGCGACTCCATCGTGGCGCGGACCTGGAGCAAGATCCCTCGGGTGATGTCCCGGTCGCATCGCTCGAGCGCCTTCTCCGTGGCCGCCCCGTCCCGAGTCGATTCGATCACCTTGATGTTCGAACCCCAGGGTCCGACCATGATGCTTCCAGACTCAAAGAACTTCTGGAGGCCCTTCTTCATGGCCACTTGCGGAGACAACGGCGGGAGCGGCTTCCCATCGCTTCCAGTCAGAACTTCCCCGGTCTCGGGGTTTCGAGCAGGGATGTCCTCGGCGCCTTCGTGAGTCGTACCAAAGAGCGAAGGGCTCCCGAATTGCTTCAGTCCCTTGTACCAGTTCGGAATCAGCCGTCGCTTGAGAACCCATGTTTCGTAGATTGAATCCAGGATCGAATTTCCCCGGGGATCGCCGTCCTCGGGGGACCATGTCGCGATCACAAATTTCTCGGCGGGGATGTCAACCCAGGTGAATCGCGGCCCGGCGTCGGTGTTCTCGACCGTGGCGCACCGGAGGTATTCGAGGTGGTTCTGATAGTCCACCCGGAACCGGTAAGCCCAGCGCGGCTTGCGCGGCAGTCGGCAGAGGATCAGTCGGCCAGCGTCTGGACCGGTGGTCGCGTATTCGAGGACGCGTTCGGCCACCTTGTGACGGTGGACCATCGCTCGCATCATCTCGGCGAGGAAGAGCAGGATGTGTTCGTCCAGCCGATCGGTCGACCGCTGGCAGAACTCGCAAATCTCCTCCGCCAGTTCGGCGTCGGGGTCCGGTTCCGCCTCGGGATCGCCCGGACCGCTGGCCGGTTTCGCCTTCACCGCGGGAGTCAGTTTCACTCCCCCCGAGAGCACACCGTAAATCAGGGTGTCGAACGAGGACTTCGCCGTTGGATCGCGGAGCATCGCCCGTTGAACGGCGTAGCTCAACTCGCCGACGAGCGTGTTCACGTCATCGGCGAGGGTCCGGTATTCATCGGCGGTGGCGGCCGGGGAACCGGCGAGATACTCCTCCGTGGGATCGGCTTCAATCGCCTGAACCACTCCCGAGGAACCCACCGCCGGCGCGGGGTACGACATCGGCTCATAGCCATAGGCCGGGAGGCCCATGCCTGCGTAAAACGTGGCGGCCGATGCGTCTTCCGGGTCGATCAAGTCACGTATCCCCCGCCGTGGTCACTGATCTCCGACTGGCTACTTTGACCATTGGTCTCGTAACCACCGCCACGCGTCTTGCCAAGGAACAGCCGATTGAAAGCGCCTGACGCCGCATCCACTTGGTCGTCATGCTTCCCAGTCGGGAACTCTGTCAGTTCTTTTAGAAATGATTGAACCCACGGTCCTTTTGTCAAGAAGATTGTTCCGCCAGCGCACTGATTTGCGAAAGGCTCGGCTCGGACAACTTTGCTTTTTCCCGCAGAAGGCTGGGTTTGAACCCGATATCCAGCGAGCAATTTGATGAACCCCTCAGCGGACTCTTTTCCGCCTCCGCCGGGTTCCTGCTCGGACCACGTCACCACGTTGGGATACGCTTCATTATCGGATTCGCATGTCGAAAGGATGATCTGATCCCGCTCGGCGGTTCCCCACTGCCCGCGCTGGACGTCCTCGATCCAGTAAAAGCCTTCCCAGTGGGCCATGAGCAACCCGACGGTCCAGTCTCCTCCGCCCGCCGTGGAGGCTTTGTCCCAGAATCGGACGCGTTTCGCGTGCTTGGGAGCACTTCGGAAAACTTCCTTGTCTGTGAACCAGTGCTCTTTGAACATGCCACCGTCCTTGGGACGGGGCCGGCACTGGAACATCGCGTCGAACCACCACGGTTCGCGTTTCTTCTTCGCGAGCAACTTCTCGATCGAGTAGCGTTCGGGCCAGAGCGCCTCGCCCGGCTTGCGTCCCAGGGGATCGTTTTCCTCGGCGATCGCTGGGAGGCGAAGGACGTCCCACAACTCGGGTTCAACTTCCAGAATCCGCCCCCCGATATCGTCGGCATGCCAGGGAGTCATGGTCAGGCACATCTTCGCATCCGGCTCCAGCCGGTTGTCCGCGACGGAGGCAAACCAGTCCCACTGGTTCTGGCGAAACGTCTTCGAGAGTGCCTCTGAGGGCAATTTGATGGGATCGTCGAGCAGAAAGAGGTTCGCTCCGCGGCCAGTCAGCGGGCCCCCGACACCGACCGCGAAGACGGAGCCTTCCCGGCCCTCAATGCCCCATTCAATCGCAGAGTGCATCGTTTTCTTGATGTACACGTCGTAGAAATGGCCAAACTCCTGGACGATCTCAAGAACCCTTCGGGAGAAGGATTTTGCGAGGTCCAAGGAGTTTGAGCAGATCACAATGCGATCGTCGGGGTTGTTGAGAATCCACCACGCCGGGAAGTAAACCGACCGAAGTTGCGATTTCCCATGCCGGGGAGCGAGGAACGTCATCTCCCGATCGATTTCCCCGGCCGCCAGGCGCATAAGCCGCTCGCTCATGACCCGAATGTGCTTGGGGTTCTTGAACCTCCCACGAGACACCACCCGGCAGAACTCGGGGAGCAGGCAATTCGGATCAAGAGTTAAGGAGGATGTCATCTTTTCCGTTTTCCCCCGATTCAATCTCGATCCGGCGGTTTTCCATCGCGAGTTGCAACGCCCGCATCGTCGGGTCGTGAAGAACGCCGATAGGAGCAGGCCTGCTCCCGTCCATGTTGACCGAAATCTGGTTTACTTGATGCGTGTGTTTGATCGGTTCGCGTACCCCAGTAATCAATGCAATCTCTCGACCGACTGAAACGACGGCTCGCATCATCTGGGGGGTAATCTGCTCTTTGCATTGAGCCGTCGCGGTATCCATCATCTGGAAGTAGTACCGGAGCAATTGCGACTTCACTGCCGCTGGAGACTCATCAATCTCTTCACGCATTTTAGCCATGTTGTTATCAAGGATATCCTTGATCTCCCACCGGTTCAGTCCGGTGATGTACTGAATATGCGTGAAAATCGCACCTCGGTAGTGCAAAACCAGGACCTGTTCCTCTGGAGTCAAGCCCTCGGGCATCTGGTGGCGTGAATAGATAAACTCCGGGTCTTGCTGCTCAACATGCGCAAGAATTGACCCATCCCATCCGGTTGAAGGTGGCGGAATGTATTGATCATTCAATTCTTCCATGCTTCAGTCCTGCTTTTCAGGATGACTGGCCACGATCAGGGTCAACCGCGAGTTTTCCTGGGCAACCTTCTGGAACTCCGACTTGGTCTTGTCGAGTTCGCCCTTGAGACCCTCAACCTCCTTGCGCAACGACTCGCTTTGAGCCTCATGTTCCGAGGTTCGAGCGTGATACTCCTTCAGGCTGGCCTTAGCGGAGTCCAGCTTGGATTTCAGATCCTGAACGCTGTCCTGGAGTGATTGATTCAGAACTTTCTGAAGGTCCAGTTCGTCCGAAATCTCCTGAAATTTCTTCGCCAATTGCCCACCAAAGACTTCACTTCGTTCCTTCTCGAACTCCAACCGGTCGCGTTCCACCTGAATTTTGGCCTTCCCGACCTGCACGATGAAGGAGGACACAGCGGTGGCCAGTGCGCCACCCATTCCCACGATTGCCGCGGCGAGGATGGCGTACTCTCCGCCTCCAACGCCAGCCGCGAGGCTGGAACCTCCACCGCCGAGAAGCAAGATCGTCCAGGTTTGAGGGGAGTTCATTGGGGCCCCCGGAAAGTTGGCTAAAAAATAAGGTTCCCAGCCGCCATGACTGGGAACCCGTCGCAAGAGCCGCGTCGCTCCTGTGTCTCCGAATTACTCGTTCACGGCCCCGACGAACTTGAAGGCGGGGGGCAGAGCCTTCTGGACGTCGGGAGTAGGGTCAACGGGCGGATCGACCGGCGGATCGACCGGAGTCAGATCCTTCGCGATGAACGTCACGGCGTCCGAGCCCTTGTCGGGGCGGATCACGCCAAGGACACTCACGGGAACCAAGATCGCCACCACGTCGGCATCGGTCGGGAAGATGAACTCCTGACCGTCGACCACGGGGACTTGATCCTGGGGCGCGCCGTTCACGGAGTAGAACAGCTGAAACGATGCGGTTTGGGGATCGGGGTTCGGCTGGAGCCCGATCTTGTACTTCACCTTGCTCGCCATCTCGGAAGCCCTCTCGTCGAAAGTCCAGGTCATCAATCCCGCTGGGGGGCGTTCTGGGGACGTGACCCGGCCGAGTTCCCGGGCTAAGAGGCGAAGGAAGTCATCGAAACCCGAACTGGCCATTCACGCCCCCTTTGGCAGCAAAACGCTTTTGCCAGCGTCACCACAACTATAAACCGCGTCTGCCCTAATGGCAAGGTCCAGACCTTTTTATGGCGTAGGGCCGCCGATCGAGTGCCACGTCCCATCGGGAATTGGCTCCAGTCCAGACGCCTGATTGAGACGAGAAACGTCCATCATGGCGTTGATCAGCACGGGAACCGCTTCCCGGCAGACACGGCCATAATCCGTGTCCATCCCCGTGCCGTCCACGTCGCGAATCCCGAAAATGAACCGCTGGGCTTCGGCGTCCCATGTGATCTTCACCGACCGTCCGGGCATCGCGGAGAGCCAGTCCCCAACTCCGATCAGCACCCCGGCTTGAAGGTCGTTGATCTTCGGGGGATTCTCGACTTCCTCGACGCGAAGTTCTCCAGCCGCAGCGGAGAGAACCTTGGCGATTTCTGAGGTTGGCTCGACGTCCTCGACCTCAAGGAATTTCTGGTGGATCGGGCGGGTTTCGCCCTGACTTCTGACCTTCCAGACGTTCTCTTTGATCGGGCTTTCCCATCGACCGACCACTTCGCCCTTGGTTTGGCTGGTTGTCATCCGGATGGACTTCCCGGTCAGATCCTCGCCGGGGGCCGGGGCGCGATAGCGTGGCTTTTCCGGGGGCAACTCCCCAGGATTGCTTGACGGTTGCTCGGGGGCCTCGACCATCGATTCCGGCATCAAGAGGGTCAGTTGGTCACGGGAAAACGGACCCGAGTATTCGGAGGAATCGCCCTCTAAATCCACGTAGTAAAGCTCACGGTAGGTTGAGCCCTCGGGCATAGGGCTGATGCGTGAGACTTTTCCGGCTTTCCAGGACCACCGAGGCGGGACATTCCCATTGGTCTGAACCCGGTCGCCCACTGAAAGCGGAGTCGGAACGGGCTTTGGAGCAGGCTCGGGAGCCGCCGGGAAATCCACGGTGTCCTCAAGCGGAGCGGGCGCCTCGGCGGGCGGAGCCGGAGCCAGTTTGGGTTCTTCCGGGAGCAACTGGAGGTTCTCGACCGCGAACCACGCCAACGCGCCCTTCGGTTCGCCCTTCAAGCCCCGGAGCGCGACATGCCGGGGCAGACCATCGATCCTCACGACCTCCCCGATCTCCGCCACCTGCCCGTAATAACTCGACTTCGCGAGCGTCACCTGAGCCTTCCTCCCGACCACGAAATCGTAAAGCGACTCCGTCTTCCCTGAAACCTGCTCCACGGAAACCCCCATCCCCTCGGGTAGCAGCAAAGGAAAAACACCCTTTGCCTTGAAAAGAAGTGAAACCATGAACCCCTGAACAGAAACCCAGCATGTTTTCTGGGCAACGTTGTAACTCAGCAATCTCCCGACCCGCCAGGAGCGGTTCGCGAACACCAGGACCAGCGGGCATTCCTCGCCCGGGGTGTTCAGGTAGTTCTCCCAGTCGAAATTCCCAGGCGATTCTGGGAAAACCCCAAGCCCTTTCCAGAGAATCCTCGCTCCGTGGGGAGGCGAAAAATCCTCGATCTTCTGGAGTCGGGATTCCCCAACGCACCAGTTGTTCTGGGGAGTGGCTCGCTCATGCCCCCGGAATGCCTGTGTCAGCGAGGACGCGCGGATGCCGGTCAGGTGAATGACCATTCCTGTGGCTGAGACGACCCAGGCGTCCGGATACTTGACGGCAGGATCTTGCGACCAGGCATAAGGCGATCCCCTGGATATTCTCTCCTGTATTTCAGGCATTCTGGCCCCCTTTGAGCCAAATCTGGACCCGCTTCGTGACTTGGACCATCGCGAACCCCCGGTAGAGACCCTCAAGCGTCCGCTGGCGGATGTAATCCGCCTTGGCATAGGCTTCTATGAGAAATCCCCGGCGTTCCTCATCCGGTTCAGACATCAAGGACGCCTCGATGTGCTTGATCTGGAGGTCCATGTTCTCAATGAGGGGCTTGGCATCGCAGACCATCCGGAGCCCCACTGCGATGCCCCCATCCAGCGTCATGTCCCCGGTGTACAGATCCGCCGCAGCCACCCCGCGCATCCAGGGCCTGGACATCCACAGTTCCATCAAACCTCTTCCTGGCCTTCAGGTTTTGACAGCGGAGTGGAAATGCCAGCGAGAGCCCCCGAGGTATCCCGGAGCATCGCCCCCAACTCTCCGCCAATCCGGTCGATCCGCTCCTGAAGGTATCGCTTCCGCTCCCGCGACTCCGTGAGCCGCAAAAGCAAAATCAGAATTGCCGTGAACTGGCCCACTGCGAGAACCACCAGAAATGTGATGATCCACAAAAAATTCACTCTCATGCTCCTTGAGAAAGTGTGCATCCGTGCGGAATGGTCAAACCTCCGGAAGAGCCTCGAATTCAAGCCCCTCCGCGGCCAGAATCCCAGAAAGAGCCGCGATCAGTTCCTGCCGCAACTGCTCAAGCCTCTCCTCCGAAAACCGATCGATCGCAGCATTGACCCGCTTGGCCCGAAACTCGAAATCTGCCCTGTCCACACCATCAGGAACCGAGGAATACCCCAGCACGGATCTTTCCCCGTTGATGTCCACCACGATCTTCATCCGCTCAGAATCTGGCATCAAAGCCCCCTGAAAAAGTCAAACCTCCCCGGGAGGGTCAAACCTCAGACCCTGGGACTCCAGCAACCCCGGGAGAATGCCCAGGATTCTCGCCCGGAGTTTGGCCCTGGATTTCAGATCCCTGGCAGACCCATACTTCTCGCATTGAAGCGAGAGGGTCTCATTCACGGCCCTCGCGGCCCTCGCGAAGTCCACTGTCGTCATCCCCTCGCCAGGAAGCGCGTCCCCCAGGAAAATCCGCCCCGCTGGCGTGAACACCATCAACGTGATCCGGACCAAACATCGCGACGCGTCTTCTCCGAAATCGGACATCGGAAACTCCCCCAGGAAGTCACTCAGGGGATGACTCAACCAACGCCTCAGCCGGGGAATCCGGTTGACCCCCCGCCATCGTGCCAGCCTTCACGCTCTGCTCCGAAAGCCGAACCACCTCCGAACGCGAAACCAATGGAAGCGACCCCGGAAGCTGACGAACGCTCAAAATGCCTTTTTCCACCAATCTGGGAATCCGCTTCGGGTACGTCCCAAGAATCAATGCTGCCTTCCTGTACGAAATCCACTCACTCACCTTCGCCATGACTCAATGCTCCCACTTTGCTGACCTGGAACCACATGGAACAACCGCCTCTCTTTACCACTTCGGCACTTTGACAGCAATTCGTGTTTGGGAAATTTGGGAGAGAAAAATTTTGGGGAGAATTTGTGAGGGGTTCAAACTCGTTCCCGACCACCCCGATCGACTAAATCAAGGGCGGGGGA